ATAAATGTTTTTATTTTATAAATCTTTTTGCGACCCACGCTAAACTATATTTCAAATACATACATGTCATTATCTCCGCCCTCTATGCCTAGCATAAAGTGTAAATCAATGTCATGTAGTACTCCGTTAATAGATACTGACTGTGTCCATTGTATGCTTTTTCCACTATGGATGCTTTTGAGGTCATCCACTGTGAAAAATATTTCAAGTGTGTTGGGTTTCATATTATGCGTTCAATAAATCTTTTCCCTTTGACATTGTACGATTGTATATATTGCACGTTGTCTGCCTCTTATTTCAATACGTTCAAGAGTATTACCATTTTTATGCCTTTTATATAAATACGCATCAATAGTATCATACGCTTTTTTTATTTTATCGTTTATTTTTTTGTTTTGTGTGTTATATTTCATATTTTTTATTCTTCGTCTTTTCTTAAAAAAGACTTTTTAAAAAGACTTTTACCGAGTGTGTCTATAAGTTCTCGTGTTGTTTCATCTTTGACATCAACCCAACCTAAACTACCATCTTCTTTTTTGCAAGTATATCTTGTATACCCCCCATAATTATCTTTTTTTTGTGTATCTGTGCATATTATTTATTAAAATTTAATGATAAACGTGCCTCCAATACTTCGGCTTCATCCCATACCTTTACAAGGGCTTCGATTATCTCTTCTGTGTCTGATAGCCTGTATAGTTTGCTATCCCAGTCTAATATGATTGAGTTTTTAAGTGTTGTGCTGTACATACTCACGAAAGTGTACGCGTCTCCGTCGCCTTGCACTTCGTTCCAATATATTTGTGGTGTTTTAAAGTCTTTATGGACTTGATCACCAAGGTTTTTTATAAAGTCTGATAGTTCACCATATCCGTACGATGCATTGATTACATCTTCAATATTTTTAGCATCGTCGGCTATCTCGAATTCATTTTCTTTTGCGTATTCTATCGCAAGTATTTTGATTTTTTCTTTTGTTGTCATAGTGTTTTTATTAAGTAATAGTCATTATAATATTTGAAAGCGTCGACAATTCCTCCATTTTTTACAGAAAAATCAAAGACACTCAATATAATATATTCGCCCTCTTTTTCTTTTATAGGAATTTTATAGCTTCTTAATTCGTACCCGCTCGCCTCTGCTGTTTGTTTTAAGTATTTTATCATAGTTTTACTCTTCTTATTAAAAATTATTAAAAGCTCTTATAAAATCAAAGGCTAGTTTTAAACTACTAAACCCTCTCCCATAATCATATCCCGCTGGATATACAATATACATCATTTCATGTCTATCTGTTAATATTCTTTTTAATTTTACTGTATTATTCATTTTATACCCCTACTGTTACATATAGCATAAAATAAAATACACTATACCCTACTACTAAAATTAAAAATGCTTTTATAAATGTCTCTCTTGTAAACATAGTATTTTTTCATAAGTAAACGTTAATTTATAATGTATTTACTTACAATATAAGTATATACGAGGTTTAAAATATTGCAATATTGACACATATATACTTTAATTGTATTTACTGTAAAAACTGTGGATAAGTATATCAATACAATACTATACATAATCAGAATATAAAAAATCTGTTTTGATTGCATTATTGATAATATACCCATATTAATCATAGCAAAAATATAGTATTCATATACTTTCATTACTTTGTATAGTATCCATAAAGTATTGATATAGTATCAATCAGGTATCTATATAGTATCAACATAGTATATACCACAAACAAAAAATCACCATCAATATTATTTTTTAATTCCATAAAAAGTCATAAATACTTTAAAACAAGCTACAAGGCTCATATATCAACACTATAAAACGTACTACACTACAGGTACTGACATACCTCTATACTATTTTAGACACCCTTAAAACGCATTACAGCCCTTCGTACTTGACATGTTATGGTATAATATAGACATGATTGCACAATCATACAATATAAAACGATATATGTCAAGCCCCTATACTAGTCTAAACTACAGCATAAAAGTTTAGTCTTGTCAAGAGATAATTTGACAATCTGTAAAAGTATTGTAAAACACAGAGGGGGGGGTACGGGGGCAGGTGTGACGTGGATAAAGGTATATACCCCTAAGAAATTTTTATATATAATTTGTACATTATGTATCACAAAGCCATAGAGACAGAGTATCTATTAAAATAGGATTGATGAGTAAAATAAAAACCCCTAGAGTTATCTAGGAGCTTTCGCTATAAAATTCTATTCACATCCTTCACAGATGTTGCATCCGCAGGGTCAATTATATCTGGGACATGAACTGTGATTCTTGGAGATTCTTTTTCTAATTCATCTGACATATGTTATTATTGTTACATTATAAATTTCGCCAACAATAGTTAATAAAGCTTTATATTATTAACCCAAGTAATAGAATGTTAAAAGCCTATCACCAAAGGGTATAAGTTTATTACCTGATATGGATTACAGTAAAGTAATCTAATTGTTGTCTCTCAATCATATCTCATCCCCACTATCGAAGGAAGCTCGTCGAGCTATTCGTTAACATTACACCCCAGGGAATCTACTAGTAAAGGTGTAAGTGGTCTTATTAACCCAAGCATAGGGAATGCTGTCCCTAACATCAGTTATAAGTCATATCATTTAAATTGGCATCCAATAGAGGGCTGATATGTTCGCCTACCTCATCTATCAGAACTTCATTATAGCATATATTTTTAAAAAATGCAAGTGTGTTATTATATTGACTTTTTATAGATTATATGGTACAATAGTATTACATTATGAATACTAAAAAAAGAGGAAGACCTGTACGGGCAATATCTAAACTTAATAAGGATGGTTCTGTTGATAAGAGATTTAGTGTACCTGGAAAAAAGAAAGATGAGAGAATTTTATCTCGTGAGCAAGAAGCAGAGTTATTTAAACATTTAATAGACAAGACTGCAATAGAAGCTGCTGAAGCTATGGGGATTACTGATAGATATGAAACTAATGCTTCTATTAGAATATATGTTTTTAATGTTGTAAGAAGAATTAAGAAGGCTCCTGAATTATGGGGTATATCAAAAGATGCAGTTGACATGGTACAGAAAGCTCTTGACTCTCGTGCTGTTGTTAAATCTTCGCAGGTTATTAAAGAAAAACAAAGAGAAGAATTTAAAGATAGACTTGAAGTTATTAGAGATACTGCTGCTGATATTTTAACTAAAAAACTTGCTATAATAAATAAAAATAAAAATACTCTTGATGGCGTTAAGCTTAAAGATATAAGTGATATAATGAAGGATGCATATCAAAGCATTAGACTTATTAAAGGTGAATCAACTGATAATGTTATCCATTATTCTAAAGTTGATTTAGATAAAGTTACACCAGAAGAAGCAATGAATCTTATTTTAAAAGCTAGGGAGAATTTAATAGAATCTAAAAAATAAAAATATGGAAGAACAAGTTGAAGAAAAAGTGGAGCAAAAAAATGAAACTTTAGGATGGGAATTAAATGGAGATTACTATGAAAAGACTGTACCTATATGTAATCAAAATGGAGAAGTTACTAGCGAAGAGTTATTGAAAATTCATAAAGATGAAGCACCATGGATGAAGAAGTAGTAGAATATGGTATTCCTGTATTAGAAGAAGTTTTAGATGAAAGACAAGCTGATAAGGTTAAGGAATATTTAAATTCTGATATATATAAAGAAAAGATAATAAAGAGACTTCAAATACATGATGCGTGTGAGAGGTCTGTTGAAGCACGGGCTCATACATGGAGACTTTGTGCTCGTGATGATAATCCAGCAGAAGGTGCTATATTTTTTATAGAAAACTTTTTATGGACACTAAACCCTAAAGAAGAACCAAGACACTTCCCTTTTATTTTGTTTGAGTTTCAAAAAAGAGCAGTGAGAGAAGTTATAGACCACATAGATAATGGTAAAGATTTACTTATTGAAAAGTCTCGTGAGATGGGAATGTCATGGTTATTGTTTTCAGCTATTTCAATTTGGTATTGGTTGTTTAGAGAAGGTGTAAACATGCTTGAAGGTTCTTATAAAGAAGCGTTAGTTGATAACAGAACTGTTGATTCACTACTTGGTAAGGTTGATTATAACTTAGAGCAATTACCTAAATGGTTACTTCCAAAAGATTTTAATCCAAAAAAGAATAGAACTTTTATGAAGCTGTATAATCCTGATAATGGTAATCTTATCACTGGAGATTCCATGAACCCAAACTTCGGTCGTGGGGCTCGTAAAACAGTTATATTTTTTGATGAGCTTGGTTTCTGGCAATATGCAAAAGATGCATGGGAATCATGTCGTGATACTACGAACTGTCGTATCTGTGTTTCAACACCTAACGGATATGATTACTTTAAGATGCTTAGAGATTCAGGTATTGATGTTTTAACGCTACACTGGAGAGAGCATCCTTTTAAGGATGATGAGTGGTATAGACTTCAATGTCAAAGAGCTACACCAGAAGAAATTGCACAGGAATTAGATATTAGTTATAATAAATCTAAGACTGGAAGAGTATATCCTGAATGGTCTGAAGAAAATGTACAAGTTGGTTTATATGAATATGACCCAGATTTACCTTTGTATATTTCATGGGACTTTGGTAAATCTGATGATACTGCAATAATATGGGCTCAACCAGGAAGAGATGGTTTAAGAATAATTGACACATATAGAAACACTGGAAAGAATATAGACTTCTATGTTCCATTTATTAATGGATTTATGACTGGTGAAAATAAATATGAATATAAACCAGAAGATATAGAAATTATATATAATCACAAAGAATGGAAAAATGCAACACACTTTGGAGACCCTGCTGGTAGATTCCAAAATGGGGTAACAGATGATACTGTTGTGAGTGTATTAAAAAGATATGGAATTATAATAAATTTTAAAGAAAATTGGAAAGAGTTTAGAGTTCGTAAATCTGCACTAAAGAGATTGATAATGGATGGTATTCTACTTAATGATAATGATAGAACTAAATATTTTAACACATGTATGATTCAAGCTGGTTATCCATCTGTTAAAGTTAATGGTGTTGGAATGATTAAAAGTGAAAAACCAAAACATGATTTTACATCTCACTACAGAAGTTCATTTGAATATATGGCTCTTGGTATAGAAGATTTATTAAATAATAAAAATAAAGGGAATCGTGTTTACGATAAGTTTAAGAAAAAAGAATCTACTAGAAATAATGCCTGGGGTTCAAGACGGGCTGTAAAATATTAATTATGAAAGAATATCGAATCACAAAAATTATATTTGCAAAGAATTTTGCAGATGCATTAAAGAAAGAAAAAGAAGCAGAAATTGTTGATATGTGCTTAAATGAAGAAGTAAGTCAAGATATTATAAAAAGTAAATTAGGTTTTAAGAATGAAAATAATTAATGAGGGAAATTATTGGTTTAAACGATTCCAAAAAGATTGTAAAAAAATATCTCCAGCTATACATTTTAAAAGAATAAAATATGGTTATTATCGTATCTACTGGATGGGTCATGGAGAGAATGCGTATCTCGGAGAGTGCACAAAAGAGATGCCTATTATTGGATATGATATATATGAAAACGATATAAGACTTGAATCACAGAAATATTTTGAGGAATATGAAGACCAGATAGAATTAACAAAAAAAATAAAGAACTTTGTTGATGGTTATTATGAACTTTTAAAAAATATAAAGACAAGAGTTTATATGATGAAACACAATAAAGAATTTTATAAAACTGTTGTTGATGGATACAAACAAATGAGAGTAAGATAGTATTGACATATTTTATATAATATGTTATAATTTAAAATAACAATGTCTACACAAATACAAAACACTATTGCAGAAGAACCTAAAAAAAGAATATATACAAATCGCACTCCATCTGAAAAAGAAGAAGCAGTTGTAAAAAATACTTTTAATAAGTTTACAAGATATGCAGATAATAGAAACCAAAATTTAAACAATTTTGATGGTCTTAATATTGTTCAATATATTGAAGAATCTTATCGCAGATATACAACAAATATTGATGTTCGAGAAGATATAGAAGATTGGCAATCTGTTGTACATGACCCAATCACTAGAAATAAAGTTAATGCTGTATTATCTAAAGTTGTTGCTGTTCTTCCAATATCACAAATACAACCTAGAGGAGATGAAGACCCAATCAAAGCATCTTTATTAAATGAAATATATGAATACGCTGAAGATGTAGATGACTACGATGAGTTCATGGTTAGATACCTTTTAGAAGCTATTGTAAAAGGAACAGCTATTGGGTTTGAGGGTCACACTATTAAAAATAAAAAAGTTAGAAAAATAGTATCTGGTGATGGTGATAGTATAAAAGTTGAAGAAGCAGTAATAAAAGAAAGCTTACTTAACGCAGATATAATACCTCTTGAAGATTTCTATCCCGCAAACATAGGTATACCTAATCTTAAAAAGATGGGTTCTTGTTTTGTTCGTAAAGTGATTCCACATGATTTATTCTTGTCTGAATATTCATCAATGTTTTCTCGTGCAGAATATGTTGAACCATGTAACACTACACAACGTTTTAGTGAATCTGTACCATATTATTATGATTATATATCTAATGATATTTCTGATGGTAATGTTGAAATGTTATTCTATTATGATGAGAATAATGACGAATACATAGTAATTGCTAATGGTATCTGGTTAAACCCAATTGGTACTATTAGTAAAGATGCTGAAAATAATGTTACAGAAGGAGAAGAAATTTCTCCACTTCCATATAATCACAAAAAACTTCCTTTCTTTGATTTAAGATTTGAACTATTTTCTGCAGATTTTTTCTTTGGTAAATCTTTACCTGATAAATTAAAAACTCTTCAAGATGTACTTAACGTTCTTGAAAACATGTTGAATGACCAATCATTCCTAAGTATTTTCCAACCAATATTGACAGCAGGATTTGATTCAATAGAAGATGATTTTCTAAGACCTGGAAGACGAACTGCAATAGACACTGGTGGTCTACCGATACAACAATCTGTGATGAAACTTGATATGGGTACACCAGGTGGATGGCACCAATTTATTCTTGATTATACAAAGCGTGTAATGGAAGAAGCATCTATTGACAAAGTTTCACAAGGTGTTGCTGGTGCTGGTGATAGAGTTACTGCAAAAGAAATATCTGTTGCAGCAGAAGGAGTAAGTTCATTACTTGGTTTGTTTGGAAGATGGGTTGACTATGCATGTAAAAGAAAAGCAGAATTGAAAATTAAAAATGCTTTACAATTTTGGACTGATAAAGATACTGCAACACTTGAAGGTATATTAGGTGGTGGTGGTTCTAAGGTATTCCAAAAAGCATTTAGAACATTTAAAATAGATGGTGCTACTCTTACAGAAGGTAAAAGAGGTACAAAGGTAATTGGACTATTCCACGATAAATCAGAGATTCCTACAAAAGCAGAAGTCAAAGCACAAAGTATGGCATTTGAATTAATAAATAATAAAAAGATAGAGTATGTAGCTATACCTTTTGATTATTTTAAAGACATTGATTTCGATATTAAATACACAACTAATAGAAAAACAGCTTACACTAGAGATATGGATAAAGCTATAATGATGGAAAAAGTTAGAGTATATAAATCATTCTTCCCTAACTTAACAAACGATGCAGAACTATTTGCACAACTTGCAGAAAAAATGGGTGATGACCCAACTAAAATAATGAATCAAGATGCTGTTAATTCTGAACTTGGAATAAAGCCAGAAGAAACACAAGATAATAACCCAGAAGCGTTAAGTCAAAATCCTGAAGGTGATATAATGAAAAATGCTATGTATAAATCAATGGGTAATCAAGTCGGTATACAAAATATTAAACAAATGCTAGGATAATATGGATGAAAGAATTATTAAACCAGTAGATATTACTGAAGCTGAAATTAGAAAATCAATAATAAAAAGGTATAATGATACATTGAGAAGTGTTTCAGGAGTTGATGGATTTATGGATTTCTTATATGAATTTATGTCTAATGATATGAAAAGATACTTCTATGCTCCAAGTGAACAACAGGATGCAATAAAAGGTCAATACGCTAGAACAAAAGAAATATATGATGTATTAAAAAATATTATTATAACAAAATAATACTTGACAATTTAGTATTACTATGTTATAATAATAGTAAATTATGTATCTTTATTTGGACACAATTATGTGTCCAAGAAAAGCTACATAACTGTAGTGTAAGTCGTTGAAATAGAAATTGGTGGACTCGACCACCTGAGGACTCAACCTCATTAAAAAGGGATTTAAAATTAAGGGAATTTCTATTTTAAAATAAGTTATGGATAATAACGAAGAAAACAAAAAAGATTCTAATGATGAAACTCTTGAAGAAAAGTTAGAACGTCTCGAAAGAGAAAATGTACAAAAAGAACAAGACAAATTAAATCTTGTTGAAGAAATCAAAGAATTGCGAAAGAAAAAAGAAACAGAAGTTGTTAAACAACCTGAAGAAAAACCTAAGCAAGAATCTGATTTAACAGAAGAAGAAAGAATTGCTCTTATTGTAAAAAAACAAATTGACAAAGAAAAAGAGTCAGTAGTTGAATCCAATAAAAAGGCAGCTATTGAAAAGTTTATAAATGATAATAAAGAATTTCACGAAAGTAATGACCCAACAGGTTTGAAGCGACAAGCACTTGAAGACAAGTTTAGTCGTTTTAATACTAATGGTTTATCTGAAGTAAAAGACTTTTATTCAGTTATTGAAGAAGCTAATATTCTTCTTGGGCGTAGCGACAAAACCCAAAATACTTTTAAGGAGGTTCCAAATCCTTATTCATCATCAACATTTACTCCAGCTCAACAAAAAGCAAGTGAAGACCTTAATGGACTTTCTATTAAGGAACAAAAATTAATTCAAGAAGGAAAAATTTCAAAAGAAAAACTTCTTAAATTAAAAGAAACACAACCAGCTTTTTTTAGGAGTTTAATAGAATCTATCAATTAATAATTAAAATAGATTTAAAATTATGGCATTTTACAAAAATGGTACTTTAAGTCCTTTCGGTGCTCCAGTTACAGTAAGTAGAATTATTGCTAACTCAAAGACTGTTACAATCATGGATTCAGTTAAATCTGCTTCAGGATTTGTAGATTTGGGTACAACTGGTGCTTTGGTTCTTGGACACGTTACAGGAATTGCAACATCTAAAGGTGTTGGTATGAACTCATCTGGTGCTGCTGGTGCAGAACTTGGTTCATTTATAAACACTTTTACAACTGCATCAGATAACCAAACTGTTGCTAAAGTTAAAGCTGAAATTGATATTTCAAAATTTACACTTTACTCAGCAGAAGTTGACGCAACTATTGGTACTACTACAGGTTCAAACCTTGATGGATACTTTATGGATTTAGTTGATGAAGATACACTCGATGAATCAACAGCAGCTACAACTACTGCACAATATGCTACTCATGGAGTAGACCCAAGTTCAACAGGTCGAGCAATTGTTAACATTTACGAATCTCGTATCTTTTAATACTTAATAGAAATAAATATATAAATAAATATGACTGAAACAAGAGCAAATTGGACAGACCTAATCCCTGATGTTGGTCTACGAATATCTGAAGTATTCGACCAAGGTGATATGCAATACATGAGTGGTATCTCATCTGTTCTAAATGTAGAATCAATGGATACTGCACAAAAGAACGTAACAGGTAAAACTGGATTTGGTCGTCTAAAGAAATTTGACGATGGTGATGATATTCCTGCTGCTGCACGATACAAAACATACACAACTAAAGTTATTCCAATTAACTATGGTGAACACGTTAACATTACTGCTAACCAAATTGCAGACCGAGACTTTGAAGCTGAACTTGATGAAATGAAAGACCTTTCTCGTGCTGCTAATGAATCTGTAGACTATGCTGGTATGCAACTATTTAATGGTGCATTCGGTACAACAACTAATGTAAACGGATACGAAATGTCTTGGTATGGTGATGGTGTTGCAACATGTTCTACTATTCACCCATCTGTAGTTCCTGGTGCTTCAACACAATCTAACGCAAGTTCAACTGGTATCGTATTGTCACATGATAATTACGAAACTGGTCGTCTAGCTGTTAACCTACAACAAACAGATAATGGTATGCCACTTACACTTGGAGGTAAACTAACACTTGTTACTTCACTTACAAATGAAAAAATAGGTAAAGAAATTCTTCAATCAGACCTACAACCACAAAATGCAAATAATGCAATCAACGTGTTTAAAGGTTCAAATGATTTAGTAACTTCTATATATCTTGATACTGCTAACAATGGTCTTAACTCACGATTCTTTATAATGAACCAATCACGTCACAAAATGACACATGTTACTCGACAAGAAAAAACACTTGACCAATCAAAAAATATTTTGAATAAAGTTGTAACATTTACAGTTGATGCTCGATGGGCTGATGCTGTCTACGACTGGAGAGGTGTATGGGGTTCAAAAGGAGACCTTGCAGCTTACTCAGGTTAGTATTATACTAAAAATTATTAATTAATTGAAGTATAATATATGATAACATTCACTAGATTCGATAATGGAATACTTGATGGAACAGAAGTTGTAAAAAACTCTAACTACACAGTTGTTACTACAACTGACTCAGGTAAAACATTTATTGTAGATTCTGATGTTACCTTCACATTACCAGCAATCGCTATCGGAAACACTTTTACATTTGTTTTCGGTGGTCATGCTGGTAGTGCTACACTTACATTAAGTCCTAATGCATCAGATGGAATCACATATGCTGGTTCTCAAACTGATAACAAGGATTTGATTCTTACAAAAGCTACAGCTAAACCAGGTGACTATGTAACCATAGCATCACTTGACCAAGTAATAGCATGGCAGGTAACTGCTGTAAGAGGAGTGTGGGCTAAAGAAGCATAACACAAATTCGTTACAATATTCAGTTACTCACTATTGGGTAACTGGAGTATCGCAACGAAGCGGTATTTATAAATAATTATTAATATAATATGGATACAGTATATTACGAAGTTAAAAATCCAACAAATGTAGATTGTTCATTTGTATATCTTGGTGTTAAATATTCTGTTACTGCTGGAGATTCTATAAAGAATGTTCCTGAAGTAGTTGCAGAAAAATGGGTAAATGAAACTCATCAATTTCTTAAGAAATCAAAAATGCCAAAATCTAATACTACTAAACAAGAAGTAGTAGAAGAAGTTAAAGAAGAGGTTGAATCTATCAAAGAAGAAATTAAAGAAGTTGAAGAAGTGGTAGATACAAAAGAAATAGTAGAAGAAGTTAAAGAAGAGGTTGTAAAAACTTCAAAAAAATAATATGGGACTTAATTATCCGACATCAACAGAAGTAGTTATATTAGGTACTAAGAATGAAACAACAAAAGCTTTAACTCCTGTTACACTAACATCAGCTCTTTCTGGTAATAGAAAAGAAGTAGATGGTATAAAAGGAATGTCTAAAATTGACATTAGATACAGTTATACAACAGGTGCAGCGGAGACAAATAACTCTTTAAACATTGTTGTTGAAGAAAGTTCTGATGGAGTAAACTGGTTTACTATTGCAAACGAAACTGTTTCTGCTGGTAGTTCTACACTTAATGCAAGAACGTTTGTTAATGCAGAAAATACAACTGCTGCTAATAATATTAAGAGTTCTATTGGTCTTGATATTTTCTACGATAAATTAAGAATATCATGTAGTGAGACTGGTGTAACAACAAACTTTGGCTCAATCTATATTGAAGCATCACTACTTGGGAAATAATTTATGAATATAAAAGGATTAAAAGATTTGTCAATTTCTGATAAGGAAGAACATCTACGATTAATCCTATTAGAAATAGATACTCAAAATAAAGTATTATCTAATATATTATCTGATAAAGATTTTAACTTAGAAATAATAAATTCGTTAAAAAAACAAATATTATTATTGGAATCAGAAATCAATAAATTAGATAATAATATATTAGAAAAAGAAAAAAAACTAAATGAAATAGAAACTTCTTATGAAGAGACACTTAATAAGAAGAAAAAAATCAGTTCAGATATAGTAGTTTTAGAAAAGAAACTTAAAAAACTTGTAAATGAGTTTAATGAAAATATAACTATTTACGAACAAAGAATTGATTTTTTAAAAGAAGAATACAAAAATATAAATACCGAGATTATAAGACTTACAAATATAATCACAGAGAAAGAAGATTATATCTTACAAAAAGATATAAAAATTAAAGCACTTCAAGAAGAAAGTGATTTAATTAAAAAAGATATAGATAATATTAAACGAGATAGAAATTTGTTTATATCAAGATTCAATAATGAGAGAGATGAATTGATTATAGAAATAGATAAAGCTAGAAACTCTATTTTACGACCAATGCAATTACTTGCTGAAACAAATCAAACAGTTGAGTCAAGAGAACGAAATCTTGGAGTATTAATAAAAAGATTTAGGAAAGAATTTAAAAAAATTCATCCTAATCAAGAACCAAAAATATAATGAAATACAAAGCATCAAATACAAAAGAAGAAGAAACTATGTTAGATTCAATTAATATTGTAAGAGATGCTTTGTTTTCTATTATAAGTAATACAAATGAATCTTTTGGTGAATCTATAGATAATATAATAGAAGCAAGTATTAAATTTAAAGAAGCAAAAGAGAAAGTAGATTCTGATGTTTTTTCATTAAGTGAATTAAGAAATAAAATAATAGAAGAAATAAAGTATTTAAATGATACTAAAAACTCTTTAAAAGTTTTTGAATTAAAAGTTCAAGATATAAAAAAGGTTATTGATTCACTTAACGAAGAAAAAACTAGATTAGAAGTAGAGGTTTCTGATAAAACTAATTCATTAAACTTAATTATAAAAGAGAAAGAAGAATTAATTAATGATAAAAATAATGAACTATATTCTATTGAGAAGAAAATTAATGATAAAAAGAAAATAATATTCCCTAAAGTTAAAGAATTAGAAAATAAAGAAGCTACACTTACTGCAAAAGAAAAAGACTTAAAAGTTATAGAAAATAGACTTATCAGACTTTATTCACAAAAGGGTGTACCTCTAAAGATATAATATGGGACTATTTACACCACAAAATCCAGGGATTGGAATATTTCAATTAACATTAAACGAAGAAGCATTCTTAACACAGTTTGCTAATTTAACATACACTGAAGGTCAAATACTTAAAATAGTTTCTGGTTTACCAGCTTGGGTTGATGATACAGGAGGTGGTGGTGGAGGTTCACCTGGAGGACTTGACCCACAAGTACAATTCAATGATGGAGGAGCTTTTGCAGGTGCATCAAAATTACAATACGACAAAACAACAGATACAGTAGAATTAAATAAGCTTTCAACTATTGACGGAAATATAGAAATATCTGCGACAGGAGGAGTAATAGTAGATGCCGACACTATTGTTTTGCGTGGTGCTTCTTCTTTTGGAGTATCAAACAATGGTGGAACAAATATTGCATACTTTGACACTACATCACAAACAGCAGACAGAACATTTACTACACCAGATGAAGATGGTATTATTACTCTTTCAGTAAACAATGTTACTGCAGATACGAGTGGTAATATATCTCTTGACGCTTATGCAATCCCTTATGACGGAGCAGAAGCAAATGTTGGAGACCAGTTAGCTAATCTTGAAAACGGAAAAGCAAGTACTCAAACTACATCTATTATCCTTGATAATAACTCTGCTCCTTCAAGTGCTACATCTGGTACAGCTATCACGCAAGTGTATGAGTCTATTCTTATTCCAGGAGGATCGTATGGTAATACGTTCTCTATTGAATGTTTTTTACGTTCTCGAAAAGTAAATACTAACAGTACATACGTTGCATACTTCTATATCAACACAACTAATAACTTTGCAACAGCGACAGCTATTGGTTCAAGTCAAACTGATTTATCTTCACGTTTAACATCTGGTCTCTATCGTGAAATAAGAGTAGCAAGCAATACATATTATGTATATCCGACAGGGGCAGGAAACGTTACAGATATTTCAAACCAAACGGCAACAGCAACCACAGGTACATGGAATACAGCAAACGATATGTACATCTTTAGAGCATTAAAAGCAAACAATGCTTCTGATACTGTCGATGGTGTCGGTAGTAGAATAGTTTTACACCCAGGAGTTTAATATGATAATATATATTTTAAATAAAGCAACATCACAGGTTTTTGTAGAAGAGATGGATACCAAGCCAGAAAATACAGAACAATTCATTTACACACAAACACCTTATACAATAGATTATCTTAAACCAGACTATAACGAGCAAACTGATGAATGGTTTGAAACAGCAACACAACAAGAAGTAATCATTACACAAATAGAAAAAGAAACAAAACTATACGAAAAACGTATTGAAGATGGTAAATCATTAGTATCATTAATGTCTGCAAAATTGCGTATTCAGAAATCAAAAGGAATAATTAATGAACAAGAACATCTTGATACAGAAGCAATACTACTACCTATTCGCACAGAATTGCTCGCAGGACAGTTTATTTCAGCTAAAAGATTACTCGAACCTCTACAAGCACAACTAACTGCATCTCTTTATAATGAAGCTCATGCAATATTATCAGATTATATTGAAGAAAACTATGATTAGAATATTATCACTACATTCACCTTTTCAATGGAATAAACCAAAACGATGGCTTTGCTGGGCTATTAGAAAAGTGACTAATTCCTATTGGAATCATTCAGCAATAGTCATTACAATAGATTCAATAGAGTATGTTGTAGAATCAGATGTGTATGGTGTACAAATGATACCTTATGAAAACTATAAACAAAATGGAATAATTAAGTTATCAGAAAAAACATACACAGTAGACTATGAAAGAATTAAAAACAAAATTGGTGTTGCAAAATATGATTTTAGAAATCTATTTTACCACCAAGTATTAAAAGAAGTGTTTGGAATTTTCATAACACCAAAAAATAAAGGAGAGAAAGGAGAAAGATTTACTTGTGCAGAATTTGTTGCATATGTGCTAGATTTACCTGAACCATGGAAATGGACTCCAAAACAAATATCAGAATTATAATATGGAACTAATTAATCAATTAAAAATAATAACATATATGGCTATGGCAACTATTGTTTCTTTTACTGGAATAAATAAAGAAATGATATATGTACTTGGTATATTTATTATTATAGACATAGTAACTGCATTACTTAGGGAAGTTAGATTAGAGACATGTAGGATTAAATCTAAAAGTTTCTGGTTTGGTATTGGTGCTAAGGGTTTAGTTATATTAATACCATTAATGGTTAGTCTAGCAGGAAAGGGTGTTGGAATAGATTTAAAATGGCTATCTGAAATTTCAATAGCAACATTAATTTTGGCAGAGTTTTATTCTTCACTTGGAAATATAACACAGACCATAAAAGGTAATGATGCAATAGATGAACAAGATGCAATAACAATGATTATAAAAACATTAGAGTCATATCTAAAAAAACTATTAATATCTTTATTAGAACCAATAAGTAAAAAATAATTATGGAAGAAATTAAAGGAGGATTAATCGTTGATCCGCGTCCGCAAGAAGAAAAAATAAAAGACTATGTTTTAGGTGCAACAAATCTTAACTGGACAAAAAGAAACGTACAATGGAAACCTTATTTTTCAGAATTACAATATCAAGTAATTAATGGTGTAGATACCATGTCTTGCGTTTCATTTTCCGTCGCACGAGATGTTGAAGCACAGCTTAACCATGATTATACAGAAAATAAACTATCTGAAAAAACTAAAGACTTTCTCAATAACAACGGATACATAAAAAATGGTAAAGTATGTATATCAAGTTGCCACCTTGCAATTGCGTCTGAAACAAAACCAGACGGAAATTATTTTCAAAAAGTATGGGATACCGTACGAAATGTTGGGGTAGTACCAGAAGACACCTTACTGTGGACTGGAAATACGTGGAATGAGCTACATAAACCATCTAAAGTGACCCAAAGTATCAAAACTCTTGCAAGTGCCTTTAAAGAGGTGTTTTTGACCGAATACGCATGGGTAGAAAGCGACTATACGAGAGGTATAAACGCTGTAGAAAGAAAAGACATACTAGAGAAGTTACAATATGCACCGATTGAAATAGGAACACCAATACCTGCAGTCCACTCAACACTCCTGTATGATTTAGAAGACACAACATATGACCAAGCTGAAAGCTACCCACCGTTTCATAGAGAAATTGGAATTGACTTTAAACCGATACATTTTGCTATGATAGGGTATATTCAAGAAAAAACAGTGCCAGAAAAAACATATCCTAAATACATTTTTGCTCGTAATCTTACAAAAGGAATGCGTGGTGCAGATGTAAAAATCTTACAAGATATTCTTAAAATCGAAGGGTGTTTAGATATTGCGGAAACGACAAACTTTTATGGTGCTATGACTTTCAGGGCAGTCAAGAAATTCCAAGAGAAATATAAGAGTCAAATCCTTACACCTATTGGATACACAAAAGGCACAGGATTATTCTGGGATAGAACAAGAGCTTTTATGAATAACTTAATTAAATAATTACTATTTACAAATAGTAATATATATGTTATAATATAAATATGAGTATATTTGGTGTACAAAATCCAGGAATAGGTGGTCTTCAAGAACTTACAGATTCAGAAGCGTTATTCTTACAATCATTAGCATCTTCATCATTTAATGAAGGTGATATTTTAACGATTGTGGGTAGTGAACCAACATGGCAACCTAATACTGGTTCAGTAAATTATGCTAAAACATTAATACCTAAACCAGTATTACCACTTTCTACAACATTAACAACAATCGAATCAGTAAGTCTACTAGATAATTACATGGAAATATCGCAAGTTATCATAGATTTCCCAATAATAGCTAACAAAATATCTTTTATTGCAGGCGTTGTTTCTACTTCAGGAAAAATTAAAATAACTATGTATGATGAAACTGGTGCTCAGATATTTTCAGAAGAAAGTCCAGCAATTGGTGTAGATACACAAAACTATTTATATGAGATTACTTTATCAAGTATAGTTATTCAACCTGGTATATACTATATTGGTGTAAATAGGGATTCTTCATTTGCTGGTAATATATATTTTTATTCAGATTCGTTAGATTCAGTTTTTGATAATGTTGGAACTGTTTCTATTGTAGATGGTGTTATTGGTAAAAACATATTAAGAGGTCAGGTTTCAATGTTTCCAAATAGTCCACCTGGTTCAATTAGTCCTGAAACAGATATAGTTTATTCAGGAAATACTACAAGTTGCATTTTATTTAGACTAGATAACTAATATGGATAATACACAGAAAATAAACGAATTAGAAAATAAAATAGAAGAACTCACTAAAAATAATATTGAGCTTGTTAAGACTGTAGAAGATATTAAAAATATGTTTGAAAAACATACTCACAATGGTTCAGATGGTACTAAAAAAATTAGTGATGATATAGAAATAGATTTTGGTAAAGTATTAAGACTTGGATTAGGTGCAATAGGTTCTGCTAAAAATTCAACAGAAGGAACAGGTATGCAAATACAAACTTCAATATCATCTGGTTTAGATAATGGAGAAACTTTTGGAGATAAATCAAATAATGCACAAATAGATTTACTTCACCAACCTAATAATACAAGCAATCAATCATTTTTAACAGGATTTAGACCACCTGTTTATGGGAATAGCAGAGGTGAAAAAATATCAACAACGGCTGGTGGTAATACTATAACTATTAATGGATTTAACTTTCCTACAAATTCTCTTGCAAATGCATTAATATTAATACAAAATTCATCTGGTTCAGATATAGAAACAAGAGTTATAGCATCTAATACATCTAATGTTATTACTATTAATGGAACATGGTCATCAACAACGGCTGGGGGTAACTACTTTATATATCAACCTATATACTTTGGTTCAGCAACATATATATGGCAGAGAGGTTATTTCCAGGAAGGAACAGGAGGAGGAGTTAGATTTGGGATGGGTCCAACAAATGGAGGTCAAAACGGATTATTATACATGGATGCTGCTGGAGATTTATATTGGAGAAATAAATCTGGTACATCAACTAAATTAAATTAATATGGAAGCAGTAAATGTAGAAGCATAATATATGGCAAAAAAAATAATAAACTTAACAGGTTCACTTGGACTTACTAAAAAATTTGGAGGAGATATAATAGACTCTGGTTATACTGGTTATAATCAAGAAGGTAAACCAAATTTAAGATATAACACACAAGATGGACAAATGGCACATGGAACATACGACCCATTCATTAAAAATGGGTATCTTTCACCATCTCCAGTTACAATACTACACGTTCCACAAGACACATATGGTTCTAATTTATTTTCACGAGGTGCAACTGCTACATTAGTTGATGATGTTAATAAAACATTATGGTATGTTGATAGAGAAGCATTATTTTATCAATCTGCTTTTTATCCATCAGAAGCTACAAGATACGCTTTTGGTTCTTCTGCTACAGAATATGTTGATATGACTGTATATTATTTAAATGGTGTACGAACAGGATTTTTAGGGGCAAGAACATCAACTGGTAATATTGTGAAAACATTCTCTCTTACATCTCCAGGTACAAAAAACGAAACATGGAGTTCTTCATCTGTTACTGGTGCATTTTCTTTAGACCAAAGTTACGCAATATCATTTGTTGTTTCTGGTGATGGATTTATGTATATTCTAAATAAAAATGCAGTTCATCGAGTAGATGGTACAACTATTGGTGGTCCAAATGGAACAATATATAAAAATATTCTTGTTGGTTCTGAAGATATAAACCTAACACATGGTGTAGAATTTAAAAACAAAATGTTTATTGTTGTCCAAAAAGGATATGATGTTGATTACAGAGGTTCTGATTCAACTGATGTTTCAAAATTTATGACAACAGATAAAGGTAAGGTTGGTATATATATGTGGAATAGACAAGCTACTGTATTTAATTCTTCTGATTTCATTGATTTACCTGGCGTTGCTGCTGTTAAAAATATATGGGTTACTCCTTCTAATAAATTATGTGTTATGGCACTTACATCAGATGGAACTGTGCAAATATTAATATATGATGGAACAAAATTTGTTGCAAAAGAAACTTTACCATCAGGTGCTGATACAAACAAAAGACATGCATTAAAGATATATGGAAACTTTACTTACTGGTTAGCTAATGATGGTTACATATATAGATATGGAGCAGACTATGGTGATGATAATGATGTAATTACTGTTATAGGTAAATATGTTAATAGAACATGGGGACAAATTGAACCAGTTGTCCTTGCTTGTGCTTCTCACTTTTACATATTTTCAAAGACTAATTCAAACTATGCTCCTGATGTTTTCTATGTTATAGGTGAGTTTGAATCTGGTGTTTATACAAAAAAAGTTTTCTTTCCAACAGCTAGAGAATATGGAGTTGTAAAATCTACAACATATCCAAATCTTACACTGCAAGAACAAGATAGAGGTGATATATTTACTGGAGTAACACTACTTCCTACATTATCAAATGTTAAACATATTAATATATTGTGTGCACCTAATGATGTCAATAATACAACTGGTTTTAATGCATACAATAATGATACATCAAAAGTAACATTTTCTTCAGGTAAATTTGGTAATGGTGCTCTATTTTCTAATTCGTTTAACAATATAGTTTTACCAGAAAATAATTTAACAAGATATACTACTCCATTCTCTATATCATTTTGGACTAATTCTTCTGCAGGTGGTGTAGATAGAGTTCTCTATTCAAACTATTCTGTTGTTGATTCAAAAACTGCAGGTATTTATATTGGTCAAAATACATCAGGTACTATAAATTTTAGAACTGCACGAAATACTGGAGTAACAGCAAATACTGATTATAAAGATTTAAATAGTACTACTGTTGTTAATGGAACACTAACACATGTGTTGTGTGTTTGGACTGGTAGTGAAGTTAAACTTTATATTAATGGAACCCTTGAAGCATCAGCTTCATGGTCTTATGCACCTGGGTATAATACAGATTATAATTATCATTCTATTGGTGCGGCAACTACAAATAAAGGAGGTACTGGTATCAATAATGTTGCAAATGGAATTATAGATGATTTTGCAATAATAACAAAAGTACTTTCTTCTTCTGAGATTACAGAATTACAAACAAATCCTTTATCTGATACATCACTTAACAATACTTCAAGTGTTATGTTGTACTATCCATTAGATTCAGATGTTAATGATTATTCAAGAACTGATTTAAAAACACAAGAAGAAGCTAAGGTAAAAATATACTTTAATCAATCAACTACTCCATATATGACTAAAATCATAACAAGAGAAGATATATATAAAGGATATAAATCTATAGAAATTAATAAACCATTTATTAATTCAATTCAATTAGAAATAGAATACTTTAATTCTAATAATCTAAACAGTGAAGGAAGATTTACGCCAGCAGGATTAGTCGAATTTAATCCATTTTATGCAGAATTAATTTATGAAGAAACAAACACATTAAGATAATTGACTTTTGTCAATATATATGTTATAATAATAATTATGAGTATTACAGTACAAGACTTATTTGATGAACTTAACAGAAGAATAGGTGACAGTTCAGAGGATAGAATTACAAACGAAGATAGATATGATGCACTTACTTATGGAACAACACTATTCCAAGAAAAGACATTAAATGACCATACAGCTAAATCTTATGACTTAGATTATTTTGATGGAGTAAATTACTATAAAGTTTCTACAGTTTTAAATGATTTACTTGAAGCAAACGATTTAAATACAAAAGTTTTATCAAATGGTGGACAACCATTTACAAGAAAATCATCACAAGAAATAAGAGCAGAAATAGGATACAACTTCTCAGAAGATGCATATTCTATAGAAAGAAGAAATGGAGATACATATTTAGTGATAAACCATACGTCAAAATATCCTAAATTAATTATGGATAAATGTGACTCACTTACAGATAATGGAGAATGGTTAGCTGACACGACAAACTCTGATGCCACTAGTCTATCTATTGATACAAACACATACTCAGAAGGAAATGCTTCATTTAAATTTAATATTGATGTAAGTCAATCAGCAAATAACAGAGCGACATTATATAATGAAACAATGATACCAGAAGATTTATCTCCTGAAAAAGATAATAGTTCTTGGCTTATAGATTTCAATTTTCCAAGTATAACATACATATCATCAGTCACTTATAAATGGGGTAGTTCATCATCTAATTATTATTCAGTTACAAAAACAACTGATATTAATGGTAATCCTTTTATCGAAGCAGATTTTTTTACTATTAAATTTGATTGGTTAGGAGCAACTGTTACTGGTACACCAAATGATGAGAATATTACATTTGCACAAATAGATATAAACTATTCAAGTTCACAAGCAGATGCAACATCTTTTTATGTTGACAATATAAGACTTGTTAAACCTGAAAAACTAAGATTCTTTTATACATCATATTCTGTTGGAACAGATTCAACTGGAAATGATATTTTAAGATTTACTAGCTTAACAGATGTACCATATATTTCTGGTCAATATGACAATAATAAGTTTTATATAGTTGACTTTGCAGCATCTAAAATATTTAGAGATTTAAGATTATATTCAGAAGCAGATAGATTAGAGAATGATGGAGAACGTGGTGTTATTAGAGTTAATAAAATAATACCTAAGTCAATGACAAGAGAGCTAAAATCTTTTAAAGTAAGAGGTGTTAGTTTTAGAAAAAGAGGAGGTAATAATCGTAAGTTCACAATATAGTATTGACTTATTGTCATACATATGATATAATATATAAATAATATGCAACCAACAACTAATAATACAACAACACAACCAACAACACTTCCAAATACTGGAGGTGTTGATACTAATCTCTTAATGAAAGCTTTACAAGACCAACTACTTAGTAGTTCTGGTATGGTTACATCAGGAACAAGTGAAATAGAAACTAGATTTAATAATGCTATTGAATCTATAAAAACAGGTAAAGAAGCTGGGAATGAAAAACTACAATCTGAATTTGAACGTAACGCAAATTACCTTGGTGAGAAATTTAATGCAGACCAATTGAGTGGTAGAGAACAACAATCAGGTGGTCTTCAGGCTTTTGGTGCATTAAAAGCACTTACAGAGTCAACAGATAAATCATTAAAAGATTTGGCAATGAGAAAAGAAGAGTTAGTACTTGCAAACAATGTTGCAGCAGCTAATAAAATTACTGACCTAGAAATACAAGCTATAGAATACAGAGAGAAAGCAAGACAACAAGTATTTAATAATATACTCTCACTAGGTAACTTTTCTGAAACAGTTAAGGCTGGTCAAAGAGAAGAAAAAGCACAAACATTTAGAGAAAAACAAACTATGTCTGAAATTGCTCTTAAATACGGAGTTTCTGTTAACGCTGGTGATACAATAGAATCTGTTGTAACAAAAGCTATGCCTACAGCAAGTGCACAAGCAAAAGCTGAGTTAGCTAAAACACTTGCAGAAACAAGAAGAATTAATTCTGAAATAACAAAATTACAACAAGGAGATAAAACAGCAAGTGTTGATAGTTCTGTATTAGATTCTGTAGCATATTCATTACTTGATTTAGAAGCATCTGGTGATACTGCTGGAATATCTGCTATACTTTCTGGTGTTGAAAATAAAGGCGGATTTCAAGCTCTTACTTATCTAAAAGATAAACAAATTAAGATTAAAGAACAAAGATTTAAAGAATCGCAAGCTACAGAAAAAGCACAACTTAATGAAATGAAAAAGACTCAAATTAAGAAAGGAGGTTTTAATACAAAAGCATCATCTCAAATTAAATTAAATGATGTAACTAGTTTCTTTAATACAGGTGGAGGTTTCAAAATATAATAAATAAAAAAAATTAAAAGTTAAAAGAAATTCCTTAATGGAACGTAACTAAAATATATGGCAACATTTTATGGAGGAGCAAATACTTCTCAAAACAAAAAATCTTCTTATGGTGGATACAGTGGATATAGTAGTGCATCACAAGAAGACCAATCAATAGAAGAACTACTTACTTTAGCAGAATTGAGAGGAGGTAGAACATCACAAGTTGCAAAAGAACTTAGTGGTGGTACACACACTATATTATCAACAATAGGAACAGGTATGAAGAATGCCTTTACTGGATTAATTGATACAATATCAATACCAGGACAAGTTGTTGCTGGTATGATTTCTGATAAATATACTGTACAAGAAGCAATCAAAGAAAACATCAGGGTATCTGATGTTATTTTTGGTGAAGGTAATATAGATTTTGACCACAATGGTAAAACAACAACTATGGAAAAAATTGGAGATTTTGTTGTAAGATTACCTGTTGATATAATATCTGACCCAACAACATATATTACATTTGGTGCTTCATCAGCAAAAGGTCTTTTGGGTAAAATGGGATTTAAATATAATCAAAGACTTGACTTGGGTAAGGATGCCGCAGAAGCTCTTGGTAAGACTATAGATGATGGTGATTTAATTCAGCGTTCTTTTTCAGATTTTGGTGCAGATGTACTTTCGTATAATAAAAGAATAGAAAATATTGTAAAGAAAGGTGGAGATATAAATAAACTAGATGAAGCAACTCTCGGTATAAAAAAATCTCTTATTGAAAGAGGTGTTGATTTAGATACAATAAATTTCTTAGAAAAAGAAACAGATAAATTAGTTAAAGAAACTATTGATTCATCTTTTGATTTAAATAGTGCTAAAAAAGCAATGAGTAATTTATTTGCAAAAAATCCAATACTTGTTAGTCAATTTATTGATAAAGGTGGTATTAAATTTGCTGGTAAAACAATCCTTGATGCACAAAGAATCGCAAAAGTTTCTTCTATTATTCCAGGAATGAAATATATAGATAATATTACACAACCATTTAGACAATCTGTTCAAGCGTTATTTGATACAAATCTTGTATCAATGGGTAATGGTGTTTATAAACGTATACCTGAAGAAGTTGCAAATATGAAGCGACAATTAAAAACATTAAAAGCATCAGGAAATTTAAATCTTATTGACAATTTGGCGAACGTACAAAAAGAATTTGATTTAAATGAAAAAGAATTAGATATATTATCTAGTGCTATAAATACATCTATTCTACCTTCTGACCCAAAACTATCTAGTGCATATTATAGAATGCTTGGCATATCTGATGATATGGTTGAGATGTTTAAGAAAGCAGGCATACCATTATCTAAACTTGATAACTGGACAGGTAATATACTTGTTAATGATGACCTTAGACCAATGTTTGGAAAGAACTCAGCATTTGCTAAAAAACCTGGTGCCACAATGCAAGCAACTAACTTTAAAGCTATACCATTGGCAGATGTTGGTGAAGTACAGAAGATACCAGAAGTATCAGATGTATTGAATACAATTAAAGATGACAAAGAATTATCTGATGTATTTGAAAATATATCTAAATCACGAAGTGTTGAGGATGTTCAAAAAGCTATTGGGAGTAAGAGAGATGAACTAGTAAAGAATTTAACTAAAG